GTTCTCGCCCACCTGGTACATGCTGGTGCACGGCGCGATGCCCAGCCGCTCGATCGCCTTGCGCGGGTACAACGGCGGCGAGGGCTGGATGCTGCGGGAGCGGCGCCTTGCGTTGGCCGCCGGGAAGAACCCGGACGACTGGCGGGCGGTGGAGCCGCATCGCGCCCGCGCCGGCTGGGCGCACAAGGAAAACACCGCATACCCCCGGCGCATCCTGCTCACGCTGGAGCCGGCCTATCTTGCCGCCGGCTGGCAGGGGGTGGCGACGTGCTGAGTGAAGCCGCACCGAAAGCAGCTGCAGGACAGCTGCTGCCGATCCTCGGGCTTGGGCTGCTCGCGGCACTGGTCGTTGCCGGCATCGCCGGTCTCTATGCCGGCAATCGCTGGGCCGAGGGTGCCGCAGCGATCAAGCAACGCGCGCAGCAGCAGGACTATATCGATCAGCTGCATGCAGAGGCAGAGCTGCTGCGTTCCGTGGCGGCCCAGGCCGCCCTGGACTATGCCTCCGCCGCTGATCGGCAGGAGGCCATTGCTACCGAACTGGAAAACGACCGTGAAGCGAACCGAAAGCACTACGCGGCACAGCGTGCCGACCTGGAAAAGCTGCTTGCGGCACGTCCTGACCTGCGTGCTGGTCGCGCTGGCGCTGACGTCCTGCAGCACTGGAACCGCGCGAACGAAGGGGCCGCCCCCGCCGGCACCGCCGCCGGGACCGGAGGCCAGCCTGAAACAGGAGTGCCCGCCGCTGCCGGCGGCGATGTCCGATCTGTGGGCGGCGCTGATCGGGAATCACGACCAGGTCGCGGCGCTGTACCACGACTGCAGGGCGAGCCACAGCCGGCTGATCCAGGCAGCAACCGAGTGGGAGCGCACGGCGTGGAGCTGGTACTGCCAGGCGCTGGAGCAGCTGCAGGGGCGCGGCGGTGAGAAGCAAGAAGGGGGTCGGTGCAACGGTGTCCGACCTGCTGCGCCTGCGCGATGAGTACCACGGACTGGCAAAGCGCTGTAAGGCCGAGGCCCTGAAGTGCCGCGGCGACAAGGCGGCTGAGCTACGAGGTCAGGCACGGGCATATGAGGGCGTGTGGCTGGACCTGGACGACATGATCAATGGCAAGGAACACCCGAGTGCAAGACGACGCGGATAGGGCCGCAGAGAACGAAGGCCGCAGCTGGGACGTGTTTGAGGCTGCGCGACGTAGCGGAAGGGAGTACCAGGCCAATCGCCGCCAGGCGGTCGAGCAGAGCGAGGTGTTGATGAACTGCATCGAATGCGGGGAAGAGATTCCCCGGGAACGGCAGCTGGCAGTGCCGCACACCCGCCGCTGCATCGGCTGCGCTACGGCGGTGGAGCGCTGATGAACCAGGCCATGAACGATCTCCAGCCCATGGTGATGGTCGCCCTGCTGGTGCTGGTGGGTGGCTGCCTGGCCGGGCTGGTGCTGCTGTGGTGGCGCCACATCGGGCTGACCGCACGGGTCACACGGCTGGAGGTGCGTGGTGAGTCGGCGCTTACCCACGACGAACTGAGACGGCTGTACGAGCGCCTGGGCGGGATCGAGGGCCAGGTCGCAGCCAGTAACCGAATGATGCAAACGGTGCAGGAGCACCTGATGGAGAGAGATCGATGAAATCCTTTGCTGATCGCCTGCGTGAAGACCGCCGCCTGGTGGTGCTGCGCCTGCTGTCCGAACAGGCCGGCTACCGCGCCAACAGCTCCGTGCTGCACGCCGGCCTGCAGCACCTGGGCGTGGCGGCGACGCGCGACGACGTGCTGACGGACCTGTCCTGGTTGAAGGAGCAGGGGCTGGTGCGCCTTCAGGAAGCCATCCCAGGCGTGCAGGTGGCCGAACTGACCGCCCGTGGCCAGGACGTGGCCGGCGGCTCGGCTGTCGTGCCCGGCGTGAGCCGCCCGAGCGCCCGCTGAGCCATGGGTCGTCGCGCGAAATCCAGCATCATCCGGCTGCCCGCCGAGCAGAAGGCTTACATCGAGAAGCTGCTCCGCGAGGGCCGGATGACGCTAGACGAGATCATTGCCGACCTGCAGGCCCGCTACGCCGGAGAGCCTGCGGGCGAGGTGTCGCGTTCGGCGCTCGGTCGGTATGGCCAAGGTCTGGCGGAGCTGACCGCTCGCATGCGCGAGATCGATCAGGCCGCGAACGCCCTGGTGGGTGAGTTCGGTGACAGCCTGGGCGAGAAGGCCAGCACCCTGCTCAGCAATGCGGTGGTTACGCTGACCACGGACCTTGCGCTGAAGGCGCAGAACAGCGGTGACGTGGACGTCGATACCGCCCGCAAGCTTGCGAGGGCGGCGAAGGACGCGATCGATACCAAGCGCATCGACGTCAACGTCCGCAAGGCCATCGCCGAGGAAGCCCGGCAGGCATTGCTGCGTGAGCAGTCGGCGAAGCTGGACAAGGTGGTCAGGAGCGGTGGCCTGTCCGAGGCCAGCGCCGCCGACCTGCGCAAGAAGATCCTGGGCATCAGCTGATGGTTCTCGCACCCACCCGCTCCAAGCCCAAGAAGGTCGCCCCGGGGCTGCCGCCGCGCAAGCCGCTGGCCGAGGCGGTGACCAAGACGCCGGACGACCTGCTGGAGCAGGAACTGCCGGCATCGCTGGCGCGCGACGTGAACGCGGCCATCGACGCGGTGCTGCTGAAGTACCAGCAGGACTGGGTCGCTGACGACAGCGACCTGAAGGTCGCCGAGAAAAGCCGCCGTATCGGCCTGACCTGGGCGGAAGCCTCGGACAACGTGCTGATCGCGTCGAAGTCCCGCCAGGCCGGCGGGATGAACGTGTACTACATCGGCTACAACATGGACATGGCTATCGAGTACATCGAAGCCTGTGCCATGTGGGCGCGCGTGTTCAATGAAGCCGCGTCCGAGATCGAGGAAGGCGAAGAAGTCTTCAAGGATGGCGACGACGAGAAGTCGATCAAGACCTACACGATCCGGTTCGCCAGCGGCTTCCGCATCGTCGCCCTGTCCTCGCGCCCGGCAAACCTACGCGGCAAGCAGGGTGTGGTGGTTATCGATGAGGCCGCTTTCCACGGCGCCCTGGATGAACTGTTGAAGGCGGCACTGGCGCTGCTGATCTGGGGGGGGAAGGTGCGAGTTATCAGTACTCACGATGGCGATCAAAACCCGTTCAACGAGTTGGTGAACGAGATCCGCTCAAAGAAGCGCAAGGGCAGCGTCCACCGGATCACGTTCAAGGACGCCATCGAGCAGGGCCTGTTCGGGCGCGTGTGCATGCGCAAGGGCGTCACCTGGGACGAGGCGAGCGCAGCCAAGTGGGTCGCGGACGTCTATGCGTTCTACGGGGCGGCGGCCGACGAAGAGCTGGACGTCATCCCGTCGCAGGGGTCGGGTGCATGGCTGACCACTGCCCTGGTCGAGGCGCGCATGTACGGCGCCCCGGTGCTGCGCTACACCTGCCCGAAGGGGTTTGAGGAACTGCCGGACGCCTACCGCGAGTCGGCAATCCAGGAATGGCTGGAGCAGGAGGTGGCGCCGCTGCTGAAGGCGCTGAATCCGGATCTGCAGAGCGTGTTCGGTCAGGACTTCGGCCGCACGGGCGACTTGACCGTCATGGTCCCGGCGCAGATCGAGCAGAACCTGACCCGCCGTATCCCGTTCATTCTGGAGCTGCGGAACATGCCGCACCGCCAGCAGGAACAGGTCGGCAAGTACGTCATCCACCGGCTGCCGCGTTTCGTGAAGGCAGCAGTGGATGCGCGCGGCAACGGCAGCGCCGTGGCCGAGTTCCTCGCGCAGGAGTTCGGCTTCGACCGCGTCGCCCTGGTCATGGCCACCGAAGGCTGGTACCGCGAGAACATGCCGCCGCTGAAGACGGCGTTTGAAGACGACACCATCGCCGTTCCGCGCGACAAGGACGTGCTGGCCGACCTGCGCGCGATCAAGGTGATCAAGGGCGTGGCGCGCGTGCCCGATCGCACGACCGGCAAGGACGGCGGCCAGCGCCACGGCGACGCCGGCATCGCCATCGCGCTGATGCACTACGCCAGCCGCAACCCCGGCTCGGAGATCGAGTGGACGGCCATGCCGACCTCCAGCCGCGGCTATGACAACGTCGCCAACGTGGACGACGACCTATCAATTCCGGAACCTGAAGCATGGTGACCCCCTCCCGCATCATCGACCCCAGCACGGGGCAGCCCTTCGCTGTGAAGGAGCTGGCCGAGCCTCAGACCGCGCAGTTGGCGTCCTTGCAGCGCGAGTTCCAGGGCCACCCGTCGCGCGGGCTGACGCCCACGCGCCTGGCGAGCATCCTGCAGGCGGCGGAACAGGGGGACGTGGTCCGCCAGTACGAGCTGTTTGAGGACATGGAGGAGCGCGATCCGCATGTCCATTCCGAAATGGACAAGCGGCGGCGCGCGCCGGCCAGCCTGCCGTGGAAGATCGTGCCGCCAGTTAACCCTTCTCGCGCGGAGAAGAAAGGAGCGGAGGCGCTTCAAGAGATGATCGGCAGCCTGGAAGATTTCGAGACCACGCTGTACGACACCACCGACGCTATCGGCAAGGGCTTTTCCAATCAGGAGATCGAGTGGTGGCGTGTGGGTGGTGGCGGCGAATGGCTGCCCAAGTCCATCGAGTTCCGACCGCAGTCGTGGTTCCAACTCGCGCGTGGCTATCGGCAGGAAATCCGCTTGCGCACGGGCAGCGGCGAGGGCGAGCGGTTGCGCCCGTTCGGCTGGATCACGCATGTCCACAAGGCCAAGAGCGGTTACATGGAGCGCGCGGCGCTTTTCCGCGTGTTGGTGTGGCCCTACCTGTTCAAGAACTACGCCATCGGCGATCTGGCGGAGTTTCTGGAGATCTACGGCATCCCGATGCGGGTGGGAAAATATCCGCCGGGTGCCGGGGAGAAGGAAAAGCTCACGCTGCTGCGTGCGCTGATGCAGATCGGGCACAACGCGGCCGGCATCATCCCGAATGGCATGGTCATGGAGTTCCCGTCGATTGCCGACGGTGACCCGGATGCCTTCATGGCAATGGTGGACTGGTGCGAACGCTCGCAGTCCAAGGCCATCCTGGGCGGCACGTTGACCAGCCAGGCCGATGGCAAGACCAGCACCAATGCGCTGGGCAACGTGCACAATGAGGTGCGTAAGGAGCTGAAGGATGCTGACGCGAAGCAATTGGCCAGCACCCTGTCGCGCGACCTGGTGTATCCACTGGGTGTGCTCAACGGGCTGATCCCCAACGGGGACTACCGCCGCTGCCCGCGCCTGGTGTTCGACCTGGCCGAGATGAAGGACATCAGCACCTACGCGACGGCGCTGCCGGCGCTGGTCAACCTGGGCATGCGGATTAAGCGCAGCTGGACGCATACCGAGCTGGGCATTCCGGAGGCGGACGCCAACGACCCGGACGTCCTGGTCGTAGCGGCCGAACCGGCTGCGCCTGCCGCGATGGCGGCGGCCACGGCTCGGCTGCCTGCGGCCAGCG